TTCAAATCCCTCTCTGTCCGCCACCAACCCCAAAAATACGGCATTTAATAACAAATTTATAAAATAAAAAAATCCCTATGCCGACCCAAATCAATAAATTGAAATATCTCGTTTAAAATCTTTTAAGTTTGAATTAAGATAATTTACATAGACATCATAAACCATCTTAGGCGTGGAGTGACCTAATAATTTTGATAATTCTACTGGAGTAACAAAATTTTGAAAAAGCATAGAAGTAGCATAAGTATGTCGCATGTTATAAAGTCGCCTATATGGTAAATTTAACTCGTCTAAAATAGGCTTCCAAAAATCAGAAGTAAAAACGCCAGTATCTCGATAAGGCTCATTGTATTGCGTTTGCAAAAGATAAATATTACCTGGATATTTTTCAATATAAGTTTTTAATCTTGTATATAAATTATCTAAAATAGGTATTGATCTAATCGAATAAATAGTTTTTGGTGTATTCTCGCCAAACCTGGAACGAGTTGAATTTATATTTATAACCCTATTTTCTAAATCAATATCTTTCATTTTTAAAGATAATATCTCGCCAGTCCGCATGCCAGTAAAAAAACCAACATATAAAAAAATTTGAAATTTATCGTTATATCTAGTAGATAATCTTAAAATATCATTTACCTGCTGGCTAGTAAAAGGCTCTATTCTTGGTGTTTTATGAACTATGCTTTTAATATGTATGATAGGATTTTTATCAATAATTTCATCTTCCAGAGCAAGCTTTAAGATCATAGATAGAGAATTCAAATAATGCTTCTTGCTTTTATTAGAAACGTCTTGAATTGAATTTAACCACAAACGAATAACGCTAGGCTTTATTTCGTAAATATCTAAATCAAAGAAAACATTTAGCCTATTTTTTACAATGCCCTTATTCTTGCAATACGTCGATAATTTCCATTCAGACTTACCGAGCTTAAGATATAAATCGGCATAGTATTTAAATTTAACATTTTGCATAGTTAAAACTCATTGCAAACCATTAAATTAGCTTAAAACAATCATAATCAAATTTTTTAGCAAAAGCATCAAGAAGATCATCAAAACTAAAAAAATCACATAACCCATATTCAGAAAAAGAATAATAAGTTTTAAAAAAAGAATTATCAAAATCTTCATAATTATATAAATGAAATTCTTCAACATTAATGCCTAAGTCTAATTGTGGAAAAAAACAAGACGGATAATGAGAAAGATCAACTAATAAATTTTTCATAATATACTCCTTAAAACTCATTACAAATTAAACATCTATCTAAAAAGCTATTTATATCAGGAGCATTTAAATCGTGCTTTTTGTGATAGTGTGTTAAATTATCTAGCTCCCTATCGAGCATTATATTTTCAACATAAGCCAAATGTTGAACATTTACATCAACGCCCAAGCTTTGATAGTAATTAACTAACTCATAATCTCGCATTTTACTTACTGGCTTAACTCTTTTCTCGGTCTTAAACAATTCATCGCAAATTTTCAATACCTGCTTTTGTTTTAGAGTATTGCCAAAGCTCTTTATTTCATCGCTTGCATCCTCATATCGTTTAATAGTATTGCTATCTTTAATAATCCTAGTTTTTTGCCAAAGATCGCCAAATTCATCAAATATTTTTAAAGGTTTCCTAGTATCAGGATCAACGACAACAGTAACCAAGCCTTTATTATAGTTTTTAGTAAGAGATATTAGGTCAATACTGCCGTTTAGTTTTCTATAAATTTCAAGACTTACAAACGTTCTTGACATTGTAAAACGCCTAATTTTATGCTTTAAATACCAGTAGCTAATATCGGTCAAGTTATCCAAATCAGGATTTTGGCGTAAATCATCAAGAGTTTTAAAAATATATTTCATAACATACGAAGTAGCGTTTTTAATATCAGTTTCAACCCTGCTATGAGTATCTAAAAAACGACTTTTAATAGCAGAAACGCACTTATCCAAATTTTCTTTAGGGACAAAAACAAGCAAATTTAAATGGCAAGTTCCGTCTAAGTGCGGTTCTTTAGTAGTTATAAAACATCTTTGATTTTTTGATAAGCTTCTAAAATGCAATGAATTCATAATGCTTCTAACCAAAGCTTGAAGCTTACTAGCACCTGCGCTAACGCTATGATCTTCATCATCGATAAACTTTTTATTATAAACAAGCTTTTTCTTACCACTCTTAAGAGTTATAAGCTTTTGTCTATGATACTCACTGGGCAAGGTAAAAACTGCAAAAATAGGGCAAAGACCTTGACTTAGAGCATAATCATTAAGGCTAGCTACTCGGTTATTAAGTTCAGCAATATATCTGTTTGAGTTATGCCAACTAGAAAAATAAAAATTAGAGTAAGGAACATACTCGCCATTTATCATAAAGAAATTGCTATCAAGAAATTTCTTTTGATTTTCTAGCTTAGTTTTTAAAAAGATTTTATCGGTTTCACTAATACCATACATCTTATTAACCTAGGTTACACAATTATATTATATTTAGCCAAGAGCGCACGCTCATTCCCCACTTCGTGGGGCCCCTTTTGCGTTGCGCGCTGCGCTCGTCAAATAGCGTTCTAAAGCGATGTGTTTATCTGCTGGATCGTAATAAAACTCTGAAAAAATATCTTTCTCAGATGGTAACATAGTAATAAATATGCTAAAGCTATAATCGCTAGTCTTTTCGCTTTTATAAGTCGTTATATCGCCAAGAATAGGAATATTTTCAATAAATGGAATAGTCTTTGTTGATTTAATCGTTTCTTTGCTATTAATACCGCCAATAAGAAATGAATTTGTATCAGTAAGATAAACATTTGTCTTTAGATGCCTACTTGAAATTCTAGGGGTCAATGTATCATCAAGCAAATTTTCAATATATAGATCCAAAGTAAAACTAACACTATCATTAGTAATCAAGACACTCGAAATATAAAGCTTTAAGCCAACATCTTGATATTCAACTTGGTTAGTAGTAATGCTTTGACTATTTTGAATATCGATTGATGATTTTTGAATAGGGGTTTTTATAACGCTCTCAATTACGCTATCTTTATTATCAATAACAGTAACTCTAGGATTATAGATAAGATCAGAAACGCCCTTTTCTTTAAGTAAATTAATAAGACTGGTGACAGAGTCTTTATTAACTTTGGTGCTATCGACCGTAAGAACGTTAGTAATAATTTTAAAATAAAAATGATCTAGTGGATTTAAAAGCGATTCTATACGTGGACCAATTTCTTTAAGTTTTGTGTTGTCTGTGCTAATAATAGTAAAGCTAAGCTGTCGTAATTGATAGCTAGTATCAAGCCCATTAATGAGATTATCAATAATCTTATACTGGCTTTCAGTCGTAATAAGCAATATCCTATCACTATAAACAGTATATTTTATATTTTCACTAAACAAAGACAAGGCAGATACAACATCTTCTTTGGAAATATGCTTAAATTTTATTATATAGTCTTTCAAAACTGGCTTATCTTCAACTTTTGGATTGTATATTAATAAAACGCTATCTTGAATTAGATAGTCAAGCCCATTAACATTTAAAATATCTTTAAGCAACTTAGAAAAAGTATCGGTATTGCTTAAATCAAGCGTAGGTAAAAACACATCAAAGTTAGTATCAACATTGCCACTAATAACAATATTTTTACCAGTTATAGAACTAATCTCGCCCAAGAAATCGTTAAAAGTAATATTTCGATATTCTAAGGCAGATAAACTACTTGTGAGTAGGAAACATAGAACTAGAATCAGTTTGTGGAGATTTTTCATTGCAAACCCTTTGTGATGAATTTTCTAGACCTTTTAAAACTCTTTCAAATTCTGAATTACAAGAAACAAAGTAATCAATGTAGTTGCCTGACTTCTTATCATGTAAGAATATATGGCAGTTAGAAGAAGAAAGAAGCTCCAAAAAGCTATCTAAAGATAAATCAATAGCGTAATTTCTAAATTTACAACCGCTTGGAAAACAAGTTATCCTTAGATAGATTTTATTATCGTTAAAAATAGTGGTATTAATATCTGATTTGTCTGCATCGTTTGAAATAGCTTTTATATTCTTAGAATCTGAAGCATTTAAATCAACAAATCTAGTTTCTTGTTTAGTTGATTGAGCTGGCTCATGCTTAGGCTCTAAAAATTTATAAACCACATAAGAAAAAACTATGAAAGCTAATAAAAATAAAATCTTTTTAGTTGCATAGCTTTTATAAATTTCATTAGAACCACTACTATATAAATTTGATATTTTTTGATTAAATTTCAAATTCTCAGAATTAATAAGGTTATCATTTACCTGAGATGAAGTGCTATAAACTTTATACTTAAAAAGCTTGCTAAAAAGCCTTTTACCGCTAGGCTGAGCCATATACATTAATTCAGTATGAACTAAATACTCTCTATTTGTCTGACGCTTAGACTGAAAAAGAAAGATAATATCAATCCCAAAATGTCCGTGATAGCTTAAAAACCTACCCAAGCTATCATTAAACGTTTTAGTAAAGGTGTTATAGGCTTCATCGAGAACTATTAAACAATGATGATAATTTTCATATATGCCACTTTTTAAGGCATATTCATCATAATTATCTACATTGTCTAAAAAGCCATTTTCGTATTGAGAACTAAGCGTATATTCTTGACTAACAGCAGTAAGAAAATCATTTTTATCATATTGTTTTACAAAGCCATCAAAATGATCAAATTTTAAACCATTGATATTAGTATAAATAAATCTATACTTTGATTCGCCTTTTAAATGCAATTCATATTCATCATTTATTAGATGAACTGCTTTATAAGTTTTTCCAGATCGTGGAGGACCGATAATCAAACTAAGCATTTTATCTACTCATTAAAGTTAATAAGTCGGTAATTATCTTTGTCATATTAGCCCTAACATACAAGATAACCCTATAAAGCTGGAGAGCAAAGAAAAGGCTAAGAATAGATATAAATAAAGTCATAGCAGTAGAAAAAGCAGAAGCTAAACCGCTTTGGTGTAAAAATTCCATAGCAGAGTTTAAAACAGTCTGATTAGACAAGCCACCAAAAGAACCGCTAACGCTAGAGCCATAATCAAACATTTTAGGGATATACTCCCTAAGTAAATTCCAAATTTTCATAATAAATAAAATGGCATACCCAGCAAAAGCAATAAGAAAAGCTACAAAAGAAGCATAAATAGGGACAATAAAGGCTAAAATTGTATTTCTTATGCCAATTTTCTTTACCAGGAATTCAATAAAATTAACTATAAACCCACCAACGGCACCGATTAACCATTTCATGATTCACCACCTACTCTAAAAAGATATTTCAAAGAAAACATAATGATCTCGAAGCTAAACCAAATCGTGAAAAATAGAGTAAGAATAGACTTATAAGGAGCAACAAAACGACAAGGATCAATCTCAAATAAATTCTTAGTATTGCTACCAGGAGTTGGACCACTAATACTAAAAGGGCAAGTTCCTTTAGGAATATCAGGGGCATCAATGCCTTTATTAATAATATCAAGCGACTCGTTAAAGTTATTCATCAAATTATCAATATCGCCTTTAAAATTGTTAAGAAAATTAAAAGCATCATTAACAGAAACATCAAATTTAGTAAGCTCGCTTTGTAGTGCCGAAAAAGAAGTAGCAGTATTAACATTAGGCTCATAATTCCATTGCTCTTGCTGTTGATTTTTAATAGAAGTCAAAGTATCGTTTATAGTATCAAGCTTAGCACTATTTCTATTTAAAGCCTGCTCTAAAGAGCTTAAATCAATAGACTGAGTAGGCTGGGAAGGTGTAGTAGTAGATGATGAACCGCCAATACCTGAATTAGATGAGCTACCAGATGAATTTGTTGATGTGCTATCTTTTGGAATAGAATTAGTTACTTTATTACTTGAATCAATAGTATTAACATAACCAGTTGAAAATTTACTACTACCACTTGGAGTCCTATAAACATAAGAATAAGTTACATCTTGCACCCTAGAGCCACTTGGATTAGTAGTTTCAACAACATCAACATCAATAACACTTTTATCAGGTGTAACAATATTACCTTTATAAGTTGCTTTATTGCCAGCATTGCTAGTTTGCTTAATTGTCATAGGCAAATTTGGAGTAGGTTTATCAGAAGCCTTAAACATAGTATTTAAATCATAATCAAGATTTATATTTTTAACTTCATTAGGAACAGTTATCTCTTTTGTAGGGATAGGCTTAGACATATCCTTTAGCTTTGCAGTAACTATTGTATTATTCTCAAGTTTTGAAATGGAAGCATCTTTTGGTAAATCAAATTTTCTTAAATTTGGAGAAACATCGGCAGTTGCTTGGGGCGATTTTACTATATTAGATGAAGCTGAAGCAGTGGTATCAAGCTTACCAGTTTCTTTAAAAACGCTGTTAAAAACAATAGCATTATCATCAACTGGATTAAGGTTAAAGACTGGCTCAGGACCTGAAATAGTAGCCTTAACATCAACTATTTGGGGGCGGTATTCTAATAAATTTAAATTAGCAGGCTTAGCACCACTAGAAAAAAGACCTTTTAAAAAAGACCCAAAAGAGCTAAGACCATTTTTAAAAGCATTAATGGGCAATGGAATCATAAAACCGCCCATAATGAAAAGATCATTTTCAAGCTGTATTTCAGCCTTAAATCGATTAACAGTTTCAGGAGCATAACAACCTTCAGGAAACTGCATACAAGTAGCCATTTCAGCACCACTAAGATTATCATAACAACCATCGTGAAACTGCCAACCCATTTTTTCACAAGTAGGTTTATCTATTTTAGGATCAGGCAAGCACTCTTCAACTATTTTATCTCTTAAAAGAAGCTCTACCTTTCTTTCATTATAGATCATAGGTTTAGGACACCAATCAGGGCGTTTTAATTCTGGCTCACATTTTCCAGTATTGTTATTAAAAATATGATCTTTAGGACAAGATACACACTGTTTAGTTTCAGAATTAAAAGCTTGATTAGCAGAACACTCAGCAAGGGGATCATTTACACGAAATTCAGTTATATTTGTATAAGTAAATAATTGACCATTTTTGGCATCACTTTCAGAATACAAATAAGAAGAATATTTATTAACATAAGAAAAATAACCACTATATCGAACCTTATCAACAAAATAATAATAATTTGTGTCAAAAAAATAACCACTTGATTTAGTTGGATTAAAATACAAATAATCTGTAACCACATAAGTACTAAAAACTTTGTATGTGCCAGTCTCTGGATTAGTACATTTAAAAAAACTTTTACCTAAGAAAAATTCACAATTTTCAACTGGAAAAATCGGACCAAAAAGATCATCAGTTTTAACCCAAACATCTTTTGAAAAACCAAAAGAGCTTAAAAAACCAAGCAGGCAAAAAATCTTTATAAGAAATTTCATTGTAAATCCTTAAATACCTGACGCCCTGCGGTTGTCGCTTCTTTTTGTCCTGCGGAAAAAAAGAAGTTTAAAGCTTCGCAAGGAAAAATTTATATCTAAAAAACTATTTCACAAAAGAGAGAGCTATAACGTATATAAAAATAGGCACAAAAAAGAGAGAGAAAACATTTAAAAAATAATTAAATACATCATTGTTAAATACTTCAATCATCGTGTAGCTCCGACTATTATCAAACCAATAAGAAAAGAAAATGCTATAAGTATCGCAGAAAGACCCATTAGAAAGTTAAATTGATATTCATATATACCTAGATTTGGAATTAAATCATTTTTTTGAATGTAGCAAATATTAGTTTCAGTGTTAAATACATAGTTTGTTTGAAAATTAGAAAAAGAGTAATCAGAAGTAGAAACGCTATCATCAAAATTTACTAAAAATACTTTTTTATCTTTTACGTAGAAATCTTTAACGCAGATATTTAAATTAGGGATATATATAGCATTTTCTTTCATTATTTTAACCTTACAAGGGGAGTTAAAGCCCCCCTAATACTTACTTAATGAAGCCCTTAACCCTGCGAGCAATCATAAAGATGAAAGCGACAGCGATAACGCCAGCAAATACGTAATCGAACAAAGCATAATCAGCTTTAAGCGGATCGCTTGGAACAGTTGGAGCATCTGCCGCAAAAAGAACAGGAGCTGAAAGCAATGTAGAGCCAACAGCAGCAACTTTAACCTTAGTAGATTCTAGAAAATTTTTAACTTTTTCCATATCTAACTCCTTTTTGAAATTTTAGAGATAAATCTCTACAAAATTTAAGAAATAAACTTTGTAGAAATCGATAGAGCGGGAGAGGGTTTGCAACTCACATTAAGGCATAGCCCCCGCTTTTAACTATTTAGATGCTTTAGTTTCTTTCAAAAAAGGATTTTCATTGAAAACTTGGAAACTTAGAGTTTCATCAGGAAACATATATGCACCATTACGAGTATTTAAAAAACGATATGGAACAGCGATATATTTGCCTTTGACAGAATCAAATTTAGGCTTTAAAGAAAAGTCATAATTGATAGTTTCAGTTGATTTGACAAGATAGCCGTGTTGATCGCGACTTTCAAAAGTGATAGTTACATCAATAGACGATGCAACTTCGCCAGTCTTTTTGTCGATACGAGAAATTGGACGAACTTCGTCACAAAGGCCTAAAAGGTAAGTGTACATGTGTAGCTCCTTAAAAAATATTTGTTTGTAGCTAAGTATTTTAGGGGCAGAGCTACACCACCCCCAACAGTTTTACAACGTATTAAGGTTGTAACAAACAAGCCCCTAAACATCTCTACTATGTTGCGGGCGGTAAGTTAAGTTATAAATTCATAAGATATTGCTAAAATCCTATTGCTTAATTAGAATTATTGCAATTTCTTAAAAGGAATTATTGCATAATAATTATAAAATAAATCTTAAATATTGGAATAATTTCAAGAAATGAACAAAAGAGAAGTAGCCGAATTCATCGGAAAAGATATAAAAACTATCTATAACTGGGAAAAAAATAACCCAAACCTATACAAAATACTAGAATTTTACTTTCAAAAAGAAAGTGAAATTAATCCAAAGCATAAAGAGCTAATAGAACTATTTGATAAGTTAAACGAGAAAGAACAAGATTTTTACATATCAGATATAAAAGCGAGAATACTTAAAAAAGAGATAGGAGGATAAATGAAAATACTAACAGCCCTATCGTTGTTTTGTATTTTTTTAATGGCAAATCCCATAGAAATACGCATAGATAAAAAGAATGAACAAGAAAAATACATAAAAGATTTAAATTTAATAGGCGACTGGAATATTGAAAAGCAAAGATACTTTATAAATTTTATACTCACAGCAGGCAGTAACTGGAATATAAGTTTTGAAAAAAATCACGAAATTTTACTTGATAATCAACCAAGAGAAATGTTTTGGAAATACAACAACGAAAAAGGGGAAATAAGCATTTACAACAAAAAAGAAATAACAATATACGGCGGAGATGAAATAATTTTAAAAGAATACATAGGAAATAAATGCTTTAAAGCAGAACTAAACAAAAACCACCAAATAAAAATGTGTAAAACAAAAGGAACAATAGTAAATAACGTAAAAGACTTGATAAAAATAGAAATGAAATAAAGTATATAGTATTCAAATCCCTCTCTGTCCGCCACCA